CCTTGGTCGTGTCGACGTCCTGCGCCCCGGCGGCACCGGTAGCTGCTCCAAAAGCGATCGAAATTGGTGCCCTGGCGATCATCAACGCATATAGCGCATCGAAGTCAGTCGTGTCCGTTCCGGTCAAACTTTCGGTATAAAGTGCATCCGTGGAGGCCTTCCAGTCCAGTTTGCCAGGTGACCGTTCTTTCCAGTATCCTGAATCTTTGGAACTGATCTCACGGACGTCTGTCGTGATCTCCAGTTTTGCGTCTGTAGAAAATGCGATTGGGAGGCCTTCTTGGAAGATCATCATATCACCGCCATATGCGATTTTGCCTGGTTCTGTAGCCATATTTTTTTCGTGTTAAAGGTTAAGACATTACGAGTGCGCCTGTTGCCTCAAGAGCAACTGAATACGTGGTTGTTTCATTATCCGGAGCCGAAACAGAAAGGGAGGTAATAATGGCCTGCCCGGTGAACTTCTTTTTTGCCGGGTCAACTGTCCATTCTGGCACGGTTCCGGTCTTTGCGGCAAACACTACTGTGATCGGGACACGCAGAACCATTTTTGAGTACAAGTCCTCAAAATCGTTTGTCGCTCCGGTCAAACTTTCTGTGTACAAAGCATCGGTGGAGGTTTTCCAGTCCAGCTTTCCGGGTGACCGTTCCTTCCAATATCCTGAATCTTTGGAACTGATTTCACGGACGTCTGCCGTGATTTCCAGCTTTGCGTCAGTTGAGAATGCGATCGGTTTTGAGTCAACGAACAGCATCATGTCGCCGCCATATGCAATTTTATTGGGTTCTGTAGCCATCTTTTATTTTTGTATTAAATACGGTTTTCAAGTCAATTATATTCCCCAGTAACTAAACTGAAGCGTCTGGACGTACACCCCGGCAGGATCGTACTTTTCTTGCCCGGATATTAACAGCGCCTCTCCGATCATAGCCTCATAGCAGGCCTGGCCCGCAGCGACGGTGTCCGCGTATTTGTCAGAAACGCAGATCACGGTGATCGTGGACTGGGATCTTGCAAGTCCATCCTTCGTGTTCTGGTTCGCGAAGGTTCGCGATATGATCACGAATGGCGTTGGCGTGTCCTCCGGAGCGACGACCGCAAAGAGGTTCGTGCCGATGATAGCAGTAAGAGCCGTGGACGCAGCCAGGAGGTCGTAAATTATTTGCCCTGTTTTAATCATAGATGAAAGTTGGTTTTATGTGTTCGATCCGGTGGCATTCCCGGCAAAGGCTTTCCAGGTTGTTATAGTCAAAGCCAAGCAGTTCCTTCGCCAACCGGGTTTTGCCTTTGTCGATTGGGATCTTGTGGTGGACGTGTTCGCCCAGAACCAGTTTCCCGGCCTCCTTGCAGCGTTCACAGAATACGTGTTCAGCGATATAAGCCAGCCGGAGAGAACGCCAGGTGGACGTATTGTACACCCATTTGTAGTTCGCATTATCGCGGTTCCGGTCGGAGCGATACACCCGCCCGGCGTCCTTTTTCTTTTTCGGTGGCTGATAGATCGTTGGCACGAGGCTATTTTGAAGCTGTTTGCGGGACTTTCTTTTTGCCGCTGGGTGTAACTACTACAACGGGGTCAAAGTCCATTAGAGCCGGTTTTTGGGTCGGATACAGGATCACCCAGGAATGGCCGTTAATGCCCATCACGCGCTGGTCCAGATCGGTTATGTCGTACAGACGGCCTTCGTCAATACCTTCGAGTGCCGCCATGGAGTTCATTTCGGCCTCGGTTTTTTCGGTGATGTATGGTGTGTTTGCCATAGTATTAAAGTATTTCTTTTACTGAACAAAAATCAATTTCGCAGGTATCTAAATTTCCTTGCATTGCCAACATAACTCTTTGGTCAGAAGATTGCTGTACATCAAAAATATATGATCCCGGGGCTGTAATTATCTTAGGATCAGTAGTGCCATATCCTAACAATACAGATAATTGTCCAGTTATGCTCAATACAGATATTTTTACTCTTTCAAAAGTCCCAACCGCTTCCATCCCATATTGAAAAATATACGACCCATTATATCCCGGTAAAAGAGTTAATTTTCCACCAGAAATTGTTGAGCTTCCAATAACATCAACAACCCATCCAATTCCGGTATCAAAATCAGGATCTTGAACCAATTCCGGACCAACAGATATTTCCTGTGATATAATTTCGCGCATGCTCACAAAATCAATAATGCCTGTCGAAAGCATTAATCCATTGATTTGGAATGTCGTCCCCGATTCCCAAACGACTTCGAATTGATGCAGCCCGGGTGTCGTTATAATCTGCCCCAGACATTCAATTCCGTTTCCGGTCACGGTATCGACATAAACACGGATCGAATAAGTTTTGCCGACGGTAGGAGCTACTGCCTGCCTGGCGTATGATGAATTGGCATCGCTGGCGAAGTTAAGCCTGCCGCCGGAAATTGTGGCCCTGTTGAATAACGTCCATTCTGTTCCGGTCGTGAATCCTGGATCCAAAAGCATCTCCGGCCCAAACGTGTTTGAGGTCGGATACAGGATCACCCAGGACGTTTCGCTGATAGCCATTACCCTGGTTGAGTTGTCCATGACGTGATAGAAACGACCCTTGTCAAGTTCGGAGTTCTCTGCCATCCTGACCATTTCCTTCATAGTCTTGTAGGTCATATAAGGTGTGTTCTGCATAGCTTATTCGTTTATTAATTCTGCGTTAATTTGTAGACTGTCTTTGAACCCGATCTCTGATATGCTCAGTATCCTGTAGCTTTTCCCGGAGTAAACCACGCGGCACGTTTCCGTTATTTCGCTCCTGAAGTACGTTATGAACTGCCGGGTCTGCGGGCTGAATATTTCGTCATTCTCCACGTCCTTGTTCCCGGACAACAGTTTGACGTTCGCCCGGAGCGTGACCAGGTCTGAATATGTTTCTACTGCGGCACCAAAGGCGTCCTTGGTTACCACTAATGACTGTATTGTAATTTTATATCTGAGTTCACCTGGGATCATTACCGGACTGTATAAACCTTGTAAAAGTCAAGAAGGAATGAAAATGAATACGGGATTTCCAGCCCGGTTCCGAATGAAACCATCGTGCGGTTTATGTACAGATGCGCTCCCAAGAAGAGCGTGGCGTGTTTGACCGTTTCCGGCATAGTCAGGTCTGTATACGTGTCCAGCCCGCCGTCGCAATAATCTTTGACGGCTCTTTCCACTACTGATATAATCGTGGTCATATAAGTGTCGTCATCCGTGAAAGTGGTTTCGATATTCAGCTGGGCTTTTAGTGCTTCCAGGGTTGTGTATGCCATTTTCGTGTTTTAATTAAATACCAAAAAAAAGCCCGACATATTCAAATGCCGGGCTGTCGGTTCGTGCTGTCGGGCTGAATACTATTTCAGTGATCCGGTCTTGAATGACTCAGTACGTTTCTGTACTGCGTCGAAATAAGCATTAACAGTAACCCTGACAACGCCATTAACGGCTTGAGTGAAAGGGTCAACTGTGAGGTCGATTGCGCCCCATTGGCCGATTATGAGGTCTGCCCAGTTTCCGAAAACAATACCCTCTTCATCGGTTCCGGTCTGAAGTCCGGTAGCCACGTTGTTCGTGACCAGTACAGGGTATCCGTTTGCTTCGCCGTCCTCAATCAGGTAGGTGGCTTCAGCTGACTCCTTTGGAGTTGTTTTCAGCTTGCCGCGTCCTTTAGCGTTCGTGATGTAGGCGCAGTTGCCTGCGATTGCGTTTGCGGTGTCAACGGCGGTTTCCATACCAACGATGTTATCCCAGCTTGCGGCTCCGATCGTTACCGTTGGAGCTGCTGCGAAGAAACCTGCAGGTTGCGTTGCGCTTCCGGCCTCTTTGCCGAAAATGGTGGCCTCAAGCTTCTGGCTGATCGCTGTTACGATGTCGGCCATAAGCATTGCCTCTGCTCCGGTAGAATCCTGAGCCAGGAACATTTTGGAAATGTCGATGTAAGTGGTCAACCTTTTCGGGGTGAGGTTCACTTCTGAGGTTGCTCCTGCGCCGTCTGTAGCGGCAGCGGTTTCGCCTTTCCACAGGGCGTTGGTTCCGGCATATTTCGGTATCGAAACGTTGCCCACCAATCCTGTTAAGAAGGTAGCACCGGCCTGAACTGTTACGAGGGCTGCGCGAAGCGGTTCAACAAAGGTCAGTTTATCTTCAGCGATGCCTTCCTGTCCGGAGGTAACTGCCCCGGAGGCGATAATTGCGCGGGTCTCAGACGGCAACTGAATCTGTCCAAACGCATCCAGGTTGGAGCGTTTAAGTTCATCACGGCCTGCTTCGATAAAGGCCATTGTGATTTCGTCCTGGGCGATGCCCTGGGCTGCTGAGCGAATAGCCCGGAGCAGGCTGAATGATGGTTTTTGCATATTGCGTTTTTGGTTTAATGGCGGTGCGCCGGGTTTATTTTTTAATTGGATGTCAAGCTGTTTCAGTTCGTCCTTCTCTGCGTTAAAGGTTCGAAGTTCAACGGCAGACAGTTTGCGTTTTTCACTTTTCCCGGCGGCAGTAATGCCTAACAGGGATGCCACGAGTGCCTGGCGTTTTTGAATAAGGGCGGTGAGGTCCATAATTTCGTTTTGGATTAAATACGTTTTTTATTCAGTTTCTTTTATCCCATCTTCAAGATCGGCATAATACTGGTCCAGGCTTTCGGGTTCCGTAGCAGGTGCAGGTGCAGGTGCCGGAGCAGGTGCAGGTGCGGGTTCCGGCTCCGGATCGGCTGCCGGTGGTTCGTCGCGTTTCTGCAACATAGCTTCAACCTGATCCCGGCTTCTGACTGAGCTGGCCTCATAGGCAGGATGGGTCACGATAGAAAAGTCATAAAGGGCGTCAATCTTGGTGATCGTGCGCAAGTAAGTCCCGTCAGGCTTCGCGTCCCATCGTTCACCGTCCTCTGCTACTGTAAATGCGAATGAGGCACCGTCCAAGTCGCCGGAGCGAACAGCGGACAAGATCTCATCACCAAAGGCCGTCTGCCGGGCGTCAAATGAGAAGTCCACGCCTGTTTCGGTTATCGACCGCGACAGGGTTCCGGTTCCCTTCTTTGACCGGGCCATTGGCACGCTGTCGTTTTCGTGGTTGAACAGCATTACGATGTCGGACGCATCCAGGGTTTCCTGACTTACTGCGCCCGGCTGTATTACCTCCGTAAACCACCCGCCAAGCAAAAGGCTTTCGACGTTAAATGATATTGCCGTCCCGCTTATTGTCCTGGAGGCCGGATCTGCGGCTGCCCGGAGCGATCCCGTGAACCGTTTTTCAATTAGTTTTTCCATCTGTTTGTTCTGAAATTAAGTTATCAAGAGGTTGTAAATTGACTTGGATAAATGCCCTGTTTCCGCCTGTTACCGGAAATTCAGAGTTGATCTTTGCACGTACCTCATTAGTGGTTATACTGCCAATCTGGTACAGCTTAGAATAGTAGTCAGCCCGGCTGGCTGCGTCCAGTCGCATTATGTTTTCAGCGTCATACTTCAGTTCGGACGTATCCCATTCTGAAGGGAGGTACAGCTTGCGGAAAAATTCACTTTCGTGCTTTTCCATTAACGGCGTCAGGGCGTTGTTTAAGAAGTCCAAAGACTGTTGCTCTGCCGTCGAAAACTTGGTTGCGTCTGAGAACGCCATCGTGGGCGGAACTCCAAAAAAGCGGCAGATTTCGTTAACGTTAAACTGCCGTGACTCAAGCAGCTGACTGTCTTTCGGATTAACAGCTATGGGCTGATATTCGAGGCCGTCACCAAGTACAATAATACTGTTCGTGTTCCCTCCGGCCTCTGCGTTAAGCTGGTCAATCATAGCCTTCTTGGCATCTGCGGCCTGCGTTCCAATCATCCTGGTTCCGGGTTTCGGGCTTAGAATCCCGGCCATATTTCCACCTGACTTGAAATAGTTTCCGGCGTGGGCCTCAGACGCATAAGCGATCCCCAGCGAATCAGCCGCATATTGCAAGGTCGATATTCCGACCACGTAATCCTGGGTGTAATTAAGAATGTGGATGATCTGCGATTTGTCGTATGTAGCAGAGCCATTATAAACATACTGAATGTCGTTTCCGGTAGTCGTTACCGTTATCAGGCCGGGGTTGATAGGAAACAGGCCTTTGACCCTTCCTGTTATCAAATCGCGGTCGATAAACACGTATGCGTTGCCCTGCAGAAGCATATCTGTCACCAGTCGCTTCTTGAACATAAAGGCCGATTGAAACGGGTTTGGCTGGACGTTAAGAAGGTTGAATTTGCCGTCCTTGTAGTTCAATTTCTTCCAGTCGCCGTCGAACGTATAAGGGTTCATGGGCAGCGATGCGATAGAGTCAGAAAGGAGGTTCACGCAGCGATAAACGGTTGACAGCTTAGTGGCTTTGGCCGCTGTATATGTTCCCGGCGTTGAGTATCGGATCGTGCCAAAGATCGGATTAAGCCATTCTGCTGCCCTTTTGAATATGTTTCTCACGTCGGTTTCGGTTTCTCCTAAATACGTGAAACACGACGTTTTGTACTATCTTAGTGCGTCAGCGACCAACGAACTGATACTGTCGTCAGTAATCCCGGAGGTATGCCCGGCGGAACGCATAACGACCTCCAGCCATACCTCCTCATACTCCAACCCGGTTATCGGGTGGCGCAACACGTTCCGGGCTTTCACCCTTACAATTACCGGTTTGAACTTACTGTACCGTGAAGTCATAAATGGGGTTTTCTAACAATCCACCGAGGCTGTTACACATCGCTGCAATACCGTCAATTTTCTTGCTCCTGGAGGCCTTGTCGATCGACACGTTGCCCATCTTATTCGTTATCAGAAGCACGTTCGAAAACATCCACTTCGTGAGCTGGTTCCGCTCAAGCCGGATACCTCCGGACTTGATCAGCCGTTCGAATTCCTTCAAAGGCTTGTTCAGCGATCCCGGCATCTGTGAGAACGGGCGACACGGCAGCCCGGCCTCCGTCGCATCTATTATGAACTGCGTCGAATTGTATTTGTCGTAATTTATAAGCGATATAACGGCGTGCGCCCCGACAGCCTGTATGTCGCGCAGTATATACTTATAGTCACAGACGTTTCCGGGCGTCAACGTCATTTCCCCAGCCGCACCGGCCATCTTAAATCCGACCACGTTTATGTTCGTGTTCAAGCTGTCCTCTGGCAGGTAATAATCGACAAAGAAGTATAACAAGTTATCCACCTGAAACAGATAGCTCACCGCCGTTATATCGCTAACAGACGAAAGGTCAACGCCCACTATGCATTCTTTCCCGGCGAACATAGGATCTGTTATTTTCACGTCAGTCATCGACCGCAAAACATACTCCTCATCGATCCATATATCAAGCGTGTTCGATCTTAGCCACTTATTAAAATGCTTGACCAGAACACCTGATTTCTCTGCCGCATTCTGGGAGGCCTTGTTCACCTCCTGTGCCAAATATCCCTTCTTTACAGACACGCCCAGGTTCGGGTTCGCCTTTTCCCAGGTTCCGGGGTTCGCAAAGTCATCCTCATCGTCAATCGTGTAAATCAAGACAAACTGGCTTTCGTCCACTTTAGCTCCGGACAAGATCTCAACGCCATACGTCCTGAGCGAATAGCAGAATGACTCCGTGTCAAACCCGGCGGTTGTAATCACGATCAGCAGCGGTTCGTCCCGGCTCCCCATCGAACTCTTCATAACACCGTACATAAGGCCATTAGGAGCCTCATGAAGCTCATCAATCAGACAGAACGATAGGTTCAACCCGTCCAGCTTCGAAGGGTCAGAGGCGGTCACGATCAGCTCAGACTCCCCAAACTTAATACTACTGTAATACGTTCGCAGCATCTTTCCGGTCGGATCAAGCTGGAAGGCGAACTGCCGCACCTTCTTGAAGTCCACATCTTTCGCCTGGTTCTTGCTATTGGCCGACAGGACAACCTGAGCGTCCGGATCGAATAACAGATGATACATACTTAATCCGGTCGCCAGCTGGCTCTTGCCGTTCTTGCGCGGCAGCTCTATATAGGCCGACTTGTACTTGCGCTCACCGTCATTATACACGCCATAAATAGAGGCCACTATGAACGTCTGCCACGGCTCCAGGATAAACGCCTTTGGCAGCTTTTGTTCGGTCAGATTAAGGCCGTTCAGAAACCGCACGACGTCAGCAACGGCCTCCTCAGAATATTCGTAATTGTCCAGGTCAGACAGAAACCTGGAGCACGCCTGCTTAACGTACTTGCACGCTGGGATCTTGCCTGAAAGGCAGCCGTCTGCATATCCCTTCGCCGTCGTCAGGTTATTTCGCACGGTTCCTAATTTTATCACGGAAGTCCTCAACCCCAGCCGTGGGTTCCTTTTTCATTACCATCAACTTGGTCCTCTTAACCAACTCTATCTTGCGCAGGATCTTGTGCGACATAGCAGCGATCCCGTCAGCGTTTCCCTTCTTAGCGTAATTCTGTACCATATCGTTGTACATATCCACGTCGTTGCAGACCAAGTCCACAGTCATCTGATCGGCTCCTAATTCCCGGAGCTGCAGAATTAATTCGTTTTTTTTAATCTTTTCCATAATTTTATCAGTTTAGGTGACCCCTGACATTTGAGAGGTACACGAATTTATATCCACCCACAGTCTTTCGCCCTCCACGCAGACAGTCGCGAAGGTTCGCCCGGTCCACGCCCAAGATCCTGGAGGCCTGTCGCACCCCAGGATAGATAACACCAAGCCCATCCCGTATCGCGACAACCCGCCGGGCATCTTCCACGGGTTTCGTTTCGTTGAACTGCATAGTCCTCAACCCCAGGCGCGAACAGACAGCACGATAGGCCGACAGAGTCAAGTGCATCTGCCCTCTTACATAGTCACCAAAGCCACGCACATCGAAGTCATTCTCAAGCACGTACCTCCGGAGGAACATCAGAAACACCGCGTTCGTACAGTTAGCGATACGCTGACCACGCAGGCGCAGGTCGATCTCTTCCAAGATACGACGCTGCAACGCCCTGCGATCACCCTCATCATCCTCATCGTACACCCGCTCAGGTATATCTTCAACAGTATCCGGGACGACAGCGGGACGGTTCGACAGGGCGAAGTTTCTTGCCGCCATCCACAAGTACTGCAACGACCCTCCGGCCTTATCCAAAGTCAAGCGCGGCAGGACATTAGAATACAGATGAACAACGATCTCCTGCCGCACCTCCTCATCATCAGCTACACCCAGCGAAGTCAACGACCGGCTGGCAATCTCATACAAGACCTCAGCCAGCCTTCGCGTTACCTTCGCGCCGTTAAGATAGGCAAACACATCCGCCTGATGCTCAGCAGTCCAGTAAGTCATAACAGGGGATAGGATGCGCGAAAAGTTGAATGGGTGGATAAACTCCCGCCATCAAATGTGGCTGACGAAATGTTTTGGGATTCTGC